TCACTAATAATGGTGATGACGCTCTTGATGAGCATATTGTTAGTTGTGTATCATGGTCTATATCTGTGTTACTAAGCAGATCACGATGATCTACTGTTCCCTCTGTATAGGTAACAAGGCACTTACTACACATACCTACCTTACATGAAGAAGGATGATCTATTCCATTTTCATATAATACATCAAGTATACTTTTATTCTTGGGTACGGTGAATGTCTTTCCTGTGCTTTGTATTCTTATCGTAAATTCTATGTCTTGCATACTCTTATTTATTATGAAAGAGTGGTATTTTGGTATTCAATGTTTTGATGGGGTTTATGGGAAAATCATATCTCGTTGGCTCTCCACATGCGTCTATCTCGTAGCATCTCTATACCAGCGAGTTGTTGTTCTTCTGTTCTATGTCGCCATCCTTGTATTTCTTCTTTGGTGCGTGAACATCCAAGGCAATATCCTTGTTCGTCATATGTGCATACCTTGATGCATGGTGTATGTTTTGATTTTGGCATGAATTGAATTCTCCTGTGTACATATATGTATTCTACTAAATACAAGGTACTTGACTCGACAGCGTATATGGAGTATACTGGTAGTATGATGAAATTTAAACAAATGTTGGATGAAGACAAGGGTGGCAAGAACTTGCACCTTGAGCATCTTGAAGATGAAATCCTTAACTATGGTGTAGATGGTGGCCGTGCGGCGATTAACTTTCTTCGTTCTCTGCGTGATATGATGGCTGGAGCGACTCGTTCCTCTGTGAATATGACTGTCAAGTGGGATGGCGCACCAGCGATCTTTGCTGGTATTGATCCTTCTGATGATACGTTCTTTGTTGCAAAAAAGAGTGTGTTCAATGTGTCTCCTAAACTGTATAAGAGTAATGCAGAGATTGATGCTGATCTGAGCGGTACGTTGAATGGTAAGTTCAAGGTTGCATTGGCGGAATTGAGTAAGTTAGGCATTGATGGTGTATTGCAGGGTGATCTAATGTTTACGGATGATGTTGATACTGATACGATTGATGGTGTGAAATACTATACGTTTCAACCCAATACAATTGTCTATGCTGTCCCTGTGGATAGTGATTTTGGTAAACAGATTAAGGCTGCGAATATTGGTATCGTTTGGCACACAACGTACACAGGTGATACTTTGCAGGGAATGAAGGCCTCATTCGGTGCAAATATTGCGGGGTTAAAGAAACCTACTAGTGTGTGGATGGATGATGCCACCTATAAGGATACCAGTGGAAGCGCAACGTTTACTGCAAAAGAGACAGATGCAGTCACCAAAATATTGAGTGATACAGGTAAGACGTTTCAGACAATCAATGCTGGTAAGTTAAAGGGGTTTCTAAAACTACAGGGGCAGTTTACTGGTACACTGGCAGGGGCATCTCTCAAGACCTATAACAACAGTAAGGTCCGAGCAGGGCAAAAGATTACCAATCCAATGTCGCATTCCAAGGGATATGAGGCATGGGTATATGACTCGATACAGAAACAGATTGATAAGTCGAAATCTGATAAGGGCAAGGCGAAATACGAAGCCATGCAGAAGGAATACATTCGTGAGCTGCGTAAGTTCACTATGACACTGACCAGCGTGATCAAGTTTCAGAATTTACTGGTTGATGCAAAATCTCTGATCGTGAACAAATTGGATCAGGTCAAGTCTATTGGTACGTTCATCAAGACAGCAAACGGGTTCAAGGCGACTAACCCAGAGGGATATGTGGCGATAGATAGAGTAAGCGGTGGTGCAGTCAAATTGGTTGACCGCATGGAATTTTCCTTTAATAACTTCACAGCGATAAAGGCATGGGACAAATGAGAATACAAACAGCACTTAGACAGGTTAGACCAAGAAACGAATCTTATATTCCCCCTATAGATAAGATTCAAGACTTATTTGAAAGAGTAGACACAACTTTGAATGCTTCTGTTACAGAGTTATTCCCATGTCTTGCATTTAATAAGAAGTTCAAACCTAGTTCCATAGAAGACTTTAAAAAATTCTTATACACACTAAATCTTAAATCTATGAAATCTTCTTTTCATAGTAAAGATGCTGAATCTGCTAAGTTGGTTATTGAAAAACTTCCTAGTATGGATGACAAATTTCTCAAAGATAAAATGAATAATGCGATAGGTATTACTAATTATCTATATGATTTGAACAGATCAAAACCAATTAAAAATGTTGTTTGGGGTTATCGTGCCAAACCAGCTGGTATTCCGAAAGACCATGCTGGAGATATATTTGTATTCTTTAAAGATGGAAGTAAAGTCGGTGTGAGTCTTAAAGCGGGAACTGCAAAATCTAAAGAACCACTAAAGAACACTTATGTAGGAACCCAATATAAAAAACTTGGTGTATCCACAGATAAACTAGAAGCAGATTTGTGGAGTAGAGTATATTCTAAAATTCCCGGCGTCAAGGATATTGCAAATAAAGGAAACTTTATAAAGAACAAAGAAGTTACTCAGTTGTATGTAGACCACTATGAAGATTATGAAGAAGAAGCAAATGAGTTATACAGAGAGATGTTAGTCGTTTGTAGAGAAAATATGTGTGATGTTTTGAATAAAATGGATATCAAGGATTTTAAAAATTGGGTACAAGAAACATTTAACCTACAGAGAAAAGGTGATGAAGTTCCTCTGATTATGGTAAAAGCTGTAGGAAATACAGCAGAACAGAAAGGTGATGATATTGTTGATATGTTACCTTTGATTACCAGACATTATGCATACTTGAATAAAAGTTCTGTACAAGAGTATCTAATTGATATACACTCCCCAGATGATAAAAAAACACTCAAGATGACCATTCGTTCTGACTCTGGTGTAAGACCAGAAAAAGGCACAAGTGGACAAGGAAGATTAGGGCAGTATTTGCAACTTAAAATGCAATACAGTGGCGTACAATGAAAACCTTCAAACAACTATACTCAGAGGCAAAGAAAAGACAAGCGATGAGCACTGCTCAACGTAAGGCAGTTGGCAGAAGAATGTCTAAGATGGCCAAGTCAGGTTCATTTCAGATGAAAAAGAAGAAGGCCGCACTAAGGATGCGTGACCCAGCAAAACTATTGAAAAATGCGAAGATGAAGGTTATGAATGATTTTAGGAAGAAATCGGGTGACGATTGGGACAGTATGAGTCCTCAACAACGAGCAATCGTGGATCAAAGGATTCTCCAGCGTTATGGTGCGAAGATTGATAAGATGGCAGCTAAACAGGCAAAAATACTAAAGAAAAATGAGGCCTCACGGGTCAAAGCGGCCCGTGATGCACTCAAAGACGGTAACTAGATCACTCCTATGCGCTAATCCGTATATTTCCAGATTATGCGCTAGATGGTATAAAAGTTTGAATAGAATATCTATATTTTTCATCAAACTCAGCATATGTTCCATGAAAATTTTTCCCTTCATAAATTATCAAGGTATTAAATGTGCTTGGCGCAACATGGTACAATTCCCAATCTTCATCTCCCTCAAAATTTTGCCAAGGGACAATGATATTTTTCTCAAGCTTGTTCATAACTATTCCACCAACTTTACTTTTTGGTAAGATTAGACTGTTGTTATTATAGTGTCCTTTGTACTTGTAAAATGCTGTGCCTCCAACACAATCAGACAGCCAGATGTTGCAAACAACCAGACAATTGTTATCTACATGCGGCATCCATGAATTTTTCCAGACTTGCATATTCTTCGACATTATCAAAGAGGTGCTTAGAGATTTAGTCACATCAGCGTTTGGTAGTCCTAATTGAAAGCAAAGGGATTGATATTTTTTTATTATGGGAACTAAATCCATAGGAGTAAAATTCTGCCGAGCGCCGGGAGTATATACATGACCGTCCAACGCTGGCCAGTTTTCTAAAACTGATATCGTGTCCAAAGGATTTTTCAAAAAATTACTAATGGAATAATATGTCAATTCTCCAACTTCATTTTCTGTAATTTCTAAATGATCGTTTGTCTCTAAAGTTTTATATAGTTCATCACGATCTATAAAATTAAAATTCATTTCGTATAATCAAACTTTCCACTCTTCACCGAATTCTGTCTTATCAAATACAGGGCTTGCAAATAGGTCTTTGTCTTCCTTCTGATTACTATCTGCCAGACCCTTCTGTTCGTCCTCACCCACATCAAATAATTTCATCTTTGCACGGTCTATGCCAATAACGAATCTTTTATTGGTGGTAGGATCATTGTATCGGTTTTTGAGTTGCTTCACTGCAATCTGATTCAGTTCGTCAAGTTCCTCATTAGAGATGAGTGCAAACATGAGGTCAGCTGTAGCAGGCAGACCAAAACTCTCTGACGTATCTTCCAGACCCACATCACTATTGGAGTACCCGCTCCTTGTGGTCTGTGTAGCCGACATAATCGGGACGTTTGTCTCAACTGCGAGTCCCCTAAGTTCTTCAGCAATTGCCTTGATATACATGTAACTGTTGACATTTCCATTCGCCTTAAATCGTGATGATGCACATATGTTTAGATAGTCAATGAAGATGATATCTGGTTTGAATGACTTCTTGATAGCTAGTTCTTTGATCAGTCCTCTAAAGTGATTACTGTGTGCTGATGCAGTAGGATATTCCTTGATGACTAGCGTTCCATTGGTATTCTTGATGATGGCATCCATCTTGGTATCATACATTTGCTTGGGTAACTCATGCAAATCATCTATAGAGATATTCATGAGGTTTGCATCTATACGTTCAGCAATACGCTCCTCAGCCATCTCCAGAGTGATGTACAGGACACTTTTACCCTGACTTAGACAGTTTGCTGCCATGTGGCACATGAACAGGGATTTACCAACACCAGTACCAGCGAGGGCAATGTTCAGTGTTTTCTGTGGTAGTCCACCCTTGGTGATGCGATTGAAGAAGTCCAGATCAAACGGAATCTTCTCCTCTACCTTGTGGTAGAAATCAAATCTGGATTCTGAATCCAGCAAATAATCGTGACCAACACGGTTATCAAAACCAACAGCCAAGGCATCTGTGAGAAGACTAGGTAAAGCATCAACGCCTCGTTCCTTATCCTTTCCATCAATAATTTTAATCCCATCCACAATTGCATTATATACCGCCTTATCCTTACAAAATTGTTCTGTGGTTTCTACTAACCACTCAAAATTTACATCGTCATCACTTTTTAGACTCTTAAGCACTGACAATACACGCTTGTAGTCTTCTTCGTTTAAGTCCTTACGACTATCTAGTTCTACCTCAAGAGAGTTCTGATTGGGTAGAGCATTGTACTTGTCCACAAATTTCTGTATCTCTTCAAATACGATGCGTTCAGTACGATCAGAAAAGTAATCTCCCTTAATGAAAGGCAACACTTTACGAGCATATGGCTCATTGTGTATTAAATTGTTTAGGGCTGTCTGTTCTATTGTTGTCAACTACTGGTTCCTCATTCGTTATGATATCGACTAAGATATCACCAATTAACTTAAAGAAGTCTTCCTTGAAGTACTCCTGTGGCAAGTCCACATCATCTACAATATCATACTCAAATCGAAAAGGCAAGGCACCTTCTGGGTTTATATCTTTCTCATCTGGGATAGATACTTTACCATATTTGTAGATAACGCCTGCATATCGACCAGAGGCCTCTGTTAGACCAATAAACGTTTCATCCTCATATTCTGCACCTTCATCAAGGTCTTTGATTTTCTTGAGTACATATCGGTACTTATCTTTAACATCAGACATTTTCTAGCATCCATTCTAAATATAGTTCTTCATGGAGAATAACGTATCCATCGCTATCTCCATATGTTTTAATGTGTGTGTATACGTCCTTGGGTGCATGTAGTTCTACAACACCCTTCCACCACTCTACAGGTCTTCGAGTCACATGGGCATTTGTACCATCTGACAACACAGCCTTTGCTTCATTGTTTGCAATACCAAGATACACGAACCGTTCTGCTCGTGAGAATATCTGTCCAATAATATCGGGAACCTGTTCTTCTGGTATATGCTCAAGCACATCAGTTGACAACACCCCATGAAACGTACCATCAGGCAGTTCATCATGTTCTGGTATTGCAGGGTCATATAGAGTAGGCATAGGCCAG